TTACCGGGCCCTGTGGATGATGTAGGTGACCACACCGAAGATCTGTAAATCCTGCTCACTGCTGATTGCGATAGGCTGGTAATCCGGATTCATCGGGATCAGCATGGGTGTCGGTGACAGCTGTAATTTTTTGACTGTGAATTCGCCGTCAAAACTGGCAATCACAATATCACCTTCAGCGGCGGTTACCGCGCTGTCCACGATAACCACATCACCGTCAAAGATATTGGCATCAATCATCGAACTGCCCTCAACCCGCAGCAGATAGGTGCTTTCCGGGTGCCGGATCAGTTCGCTGTTCAGATTTATGCGGTCCTCGATATAGTCCGCCGCCGGTGACGGAAACCCGGCAGGGACATGCTCCAGGAACAAAGGCAATGTCAGAATTGTATCATCGTTGATCTTGACAAGTTTCATTTCAGAACCTAATTTACTGTATAAATACACAGTGATAATAGGATGATTTATGCTTCGTATCAATGTACTTTTTGACAGGAAACTCAAAGACACTTTACCTGCTGGTATTTTCGACGCACTACGTGATGAAATTAAAAATCGTATTCCTCAAAAATATCAGGAATCTGATATACGAATAGCCTGGGGATCGAATACTGCTTTTTCTGTAGATGGATTAAAGAAAGGTGACAAAAAAGAAGATCTGGAGACGCTTATGCAGGAGATTTGGGAGGATGACGGCTGGGTGCCGGAAATGGAAGGTGCCTATGATGATGTAGAATATTTTGATAAGTAGGTGACAGCCGCGCCGTACATCCACCAGCGCGGCTTTGTTTTATTGATCTGATTCTCCGGCCTGCTCTGCTGCTTCCTGCGCTTCACGTTCTGCCTGTTCACGCTCCATCTGTTCGGCCAGTTCACGCTGTTTCACATTCCACACAGAGCCCTGCGGCATTTCGACACGCACATCGAGGCGGGTTGATTCCGGCAGGTCACACGGTTCGCCGTCCTGATAGAAAACTCGCTCACCTTCCGGAGTGATCTCTTTCAGCCGCCAGTTCTGGAAACGTTCCGGTAAATGCGCATGCTGCCGGTGACAGCTTTCGATGATGATGCTGCCGTCTTCCAGCACGCGGTCAGCAACATAAACCAGCTCAAGGCCGTTATTGTCTTTCGGTACCGAGATACCTCCGTTTACGCCCCAGGCACCATCTGAGTTATAACCAAGGATGCCGGTAATGTGATACTGGCCTGTGCCGGTGCGGCGGACTTCGGCACCGGCGGATTCGTCGTTGGTTTTATAGTGACCATCCGGGCGGATCATAATAATAGGTGAAGACTTTTTCAAAAAGCCTCCGCTATCAAATGCCACATCTCTGCCTATGAGAGCTATCTGTCCTCCAGCTGCACTGCCATTTGTGTTCAGATACCTTAACCACGCCTCCCCCTTATAGGTGATACTGATCCTTCCTGTGTCGCTCGTCATTCCATCTTTTGAGTGACCAAAATTAATTCCTTTTGCATAATCAGACTCTGTTCCGGCACCCCATACCCCCCTTCTTGTGAATGTCGGATACCCGGTTACCGCACCAAGCATAGCCAACGCCGATCCGGAAAGTAGGACATCGTTACCATTGACTGTTAACCCCCCCGTGATTTCACCGCCGGTTGTATTCAGTTTACCTTTAAGTGCTTCACTGACTGCGTTCTCATGCGGAACTTTAGTTGTTGACGTTCCGATTGTTGCTGCCAACTGAACGATACCCTTAGCAGTAGTTGTGGCATCACCTGGCTTTGCGTTATTGATTGCTTCGGTAACTACTTTCTGGCTGATGACATCCGTCTCAGACAGGCCGGTTTCCTGAACCACTTTCGGTATTTTGCTGATAGCATCATTCAGAGCTTTAATGCTGCCCAGCGTCACCTTCTGCCCGTTCGGAAGTTCAATTTCCACCTGGCCGGTGTCTGTCATCCACTGCTGCATTGCTTGGAGAAAATAAACGATATAACCCTGGTTCGCAGACATAGTACGGGCCGCATCTGAAATGGTGTCCGGTACCGTGGTGGCGATAGAGTATTTCGCGCCGCTGAGCGTTACCGTGGAATTGAATGACAACACCAGTTCGGTATCACTGTTTACCGCGCGGATCATCATACTGACCGGTGCTGTGCCGTTCTCAATGCTGATAAGCTGTCCTGGCGCCACACCGTGAATATTCTTTTTCCACTGTGTACCGGTGCCGGTCACAATCGGTGAACCGGCTTTAATGGCTATAGTGCCGTCTGTGTAAATCATGGGGTTTCCTTAAATTTCAGACGAAAAAAAACCGCCGGAGCGGTTATTTTGATTGAGCTATACGTCGGTTATAAATATAAATCGCCGTCGATACAGTGGGTGTTATAAATCCCCTGCACATTACCGTTATTTGTCCACATATCCCCCATCCAGTCGGAGTCCACTGTTGTCAGAAACCGGACATCGTAATAATTACCGCTGACATACAGGCCAAGTGCTGCCAGGTCGTAATATTTATTATTGATGGAAGAGACAAACGTGCCATAGTTTCCAAGATTAAAATAAGGATTCTTATATTGAGAATAGCCGGACATTGCAGATAACAGTTGCCCTCCCATTAACGGGCAATATTTGCTGGTATAGGTTGTCTTTCCATTCTGGTTACAGATTTGAATCCCGTATTTTGGCAACACAGATAAATCAGGGTTGTGATCGAACAACAGTACATTCAGATAGGCTGGGACGTCAGTCCAGATTGAATTACCACGCCTCAGCATCGTGCATGCCTGAGATTTTGGCCTGACATAGATTGTGTAGCGACTTTCGTTGCTGATGTCGTATCCGGGAATTGTAGCACCGCTTCCTTTTTTTCCATCACTGTAAACCGTACCGGCCCATACGCAGTAACCAAGCTTGGAAAAGTCTGTCAGCGTTGTGACACCATTCATGCCACGAAGCTGAATGCCATACTTGCCCGCAGCTGACTTAGGTTTTGGGGTGCCATACACATCGTACACAAAAAATTTACCGTAGGGATCATCCCCCCAGGCAGAGTAATCCCCGCATTCTGCATAAACATATATATATGGTGCTTCTAACCATAAACTGTCTGTCCACAACTGAGTCACACCGGTAAGGCCGTAGGTCCCGGCGGCGTGAGCCCCCTTTTTCACCACAATAAAGCAATTGTAGTCGGACATACCGGAAACCACAGCACGCCATGCTTTGCGGTCACGGATGTATTCCCAGACCCCTTCCGGCTCCACTCTGTTTAATTTTGCGGATTCATAGGGGAAATAAAATTTAAACTGCCCCAGTTTTGCCAGTGGCTGACACTGTTCATCATCCAGCCGGAAGGGTTTTGAGCCGGTCTCAGGATTGACATACACTCCATACGTCACGATAGTTTCCCCCACCTGAAACGTAATACACCATTTTCATCATACACAGAGCCACCGTAATTATTTTGCTCTGTTCGCTCCCCGGATGCCGCACTGCGGATATCAATAGTTCCCCGAATGATGACGTCGTTAAACTCGGCTTTACCGGTTTTAGCGTCAATCAGAAAACCCGCACCCGCTTTACCCGGCACATAGTTCTCCGACTGCATTTTGTCAGTAACAACCACGCTGTTGAGCCAGGCTTTGTTAATAAAGGCTTCGTTCATGAAAATCTGTCCGTCCTTCATATACATGAACAGATCCATTTTCCCGTTCACCGGGTTATAAAACGCAAACTGCTGAGCGTTAAAGCCCATGATGGTATCGACCTTACCGCTTTTCAGCTCTGCACCAATCACCATACCGGCATCATAATTCACGCCGTCATACACAATACTGACCAGCGACTTCCAGATTGCCGAAGCCGTGCCTTTCTCCATGTCATACTCGGCTTTGATAGAGTTCTGCGCACGGGCAAGGCTTTTATCCGCGGTGGCCTGTACCGCATCAAGGTGCTCAGCAAGCGCTTTGGTTTCCGTCACCACATAGTTATCAACGCGGATAATTTCAGCCTTCATCACACCATTTTCACGCTGCAGGTGCATCCACTGGCCATAGGTGTTGTTGGCGTTGTTGATAATGGCCTCGAATGAGTCCATATCGTTATTGCTGAGTTCCTGAATAATTTTTGAGCCTTCCAGGATCGCTTCAACATCATCCAGAATAGCCTCTGTATCAAACTCGGCCACACCGCGCACAAACTCAGTCCAGGGGGACTGATTGCCGGTTTTATCCACCAGGCGGGCGCGGAAATAAAACGCGGTACCGGCGGCCAGACCGGCCAGTTCATGAGAGCGGGACGGGTACGGCACATCAGCCAGCAGCAACAGGTTCTGCCCGTCATTGGTTTTGCTGTACTGAATTTCAGTTTTCAGGGTATCTTCCGTGAATTTCCCGAACTCCCAGTTCAGTTTGATCCCGAATACCAGCGTGGACGCCCGGAAGTTCAGCGGCATCGGCGGATCACCCACCTTGCCGGTCAGCCGGGTTTCCTCTGAATACCCCCAGCCGCTGGAGATTTCCGCTGCATTTATCGCCCTGACCCGCACCAGATAGCGGCCTGAATAGACCCCGGGCACGTCAAACGAGGTGGTGGCATTACGCGGCACATTGATCCAGTTACCGTCATCACGCCGCCACTGCGCCTCATAGGCAATGGCATTCTCTGCCGGTGACCAGGTAACCTGCATGGTTTCAATGCTAATCCCCTGGTTCACGACAGAATAAGAGCTGACAGTGATATCTTTCGGCGGGAACTGGTTGCCGGGCGGAATAACACTGATCGGACGTTCATCGAGTACCGCGCCGGTATCTATCCGGTCGTATTTGTCCGGATCATGCATGGCCGCCGATATCGTGAACGTGCCGTCATCATTCTCAGTCACGCTCACCACCCGGTACTGCTGGGCGTACAGCTCATCTGATTCCGTTACCCAGACACATTCCGGTTCCGGCGTTTCGCTGTATTCCGTGGTAACAGTGATCACGTTATCTGTGACCATCTGAATGGTACGGGCCTGTGATTTACCGGACGGCAGGTTCAGCATCAACCGGTCGCCAGGCGCGGCATCCGGTTTGCGGTCGAGGGTGATACTCCGGCCATTCACCGCACTGACGCGGCCGCCGGTGACTTTCCCGGACAGGTTTTCATCCGCCACTGCAATGATGTACCCCGGCTGCGGGATATTACCGTCCAGCCCCACACCGAATGTCACCACCCGGTCTTTGTTGTTGGTCAGGATGCCCCAGCGGCCTTTGCGGTTGGCCTCTGACTGACGGGTACAGCCGATAGCGGTCATTTCCAGCTGATTAAAACCGAACCGGTAAACCAGCTCATTTTCAAACACCGGCTCCATCGCATCGGCATAGCCATTCAGCGGATCTGAGTACGACACCAGCGCGGAGGAATAACGGGCCTTACTGCTGCTGCCGGAATAGGTGAACTTCCCGTCGAGTACGTTGGCTTTCGTGTAGCTGTAATCAATGTCACGCGGCATATCCGCCAGGGTGATAATCTGGTTTCCGCCCCAGTAGGTCATACCCCGGAAGATGGCCGCAAAATCACGTAGTACGGTATAGGCTTCGTTGCGATCCTGCACATACACATCACAGATATAGCGTGGTTCGGTACCGCTGCCGCCCTTGCCGTCCGGTACCGGCTGGTCACAATACTGCGCAACGCGGTACAGTTCCCATTTATCGATATTCTGCATTTTGATACGGTCACCGAGGCCGAAACGATCGGAAATCACGATATCGTAAAAGACCCAGGCCGGGTTATTGGTCCATGCCCATTTAAACGAACCATCCCAGGTACCGGAATACGTCCGGTGCTCCGGGTCATAGTTTGACGGCACACGGATAACCCGCATCTTCGGCTCGCAGGTGACCTGCGGGATGGAGCCGTTAAACTGTTTTGAGTCAAACTCAATATACAGCAGCGCGGTATGCGGATAGGTCAGTTTGGCATCAATCACCTCGGTGTAACTCTGCATCACCACCGTGTCACCAATTTTTGCGCTGTTGGCATCTGCCGTGATTTTACGCACACGCAGTGTCCAGGATGTGGCCGACTGCGGCAGATCAATGCGGTGGGTACGCTCATAACCGGAAGTGGTTTTGCCCTTTACACGTCCGTCCACAACGGTTTTCCAGCTCCCGCCGTCAGTCTGTAAATCAATGGCGTATGCCACCTCGTTACCGACCATATCCCCATTATCCTCCTGGCGGAACAGGGACGGCCATTTCAGGCGGACGCGGACAGCGGACAGCTGCGGGTTGGTGAATGCGTGTGCCCACGGCGTGCTGCTCTGCACGGTGGTACCAACGGTGATTTCATTTTCCGCCGCAGGCATCCCCTGTATATAGGTTTGCGCCTGAGTGCCGGGACGGTATTCCCACACCACGCCGGGGAAGTTTTCCGACCCGTCAGCATTCAGCAGCGGCGTACCGTCCAGAAAAATACTCTTCCCGGTCAGCTCACCGGCAAATTCCCCCTCACCGAGGGCGATCAGCAATTTGGCTTTGGCAACGGACTGTAAATCGTCCGGCTGTTCGACGGGCGTGCGCGGGCTGCCGCCGCCACCTTTACGGCCTGTGATTTGTGTCATTATTAATTTCCTGCTGAAAAACGGAGAAAGGGTTACTGCTGATCTTCGACGTAAATTCCGGCTGAGATAACGGCCCCGCCGATGCGGCGCTTACCGTAACCGATCGGTACCGGGTAGCCCTGGGAAACAGTATTCGTCGGCGCGCCGAACGCATAGGACGGTTTATTTTCGCCCTGGTCTTTCATGGCAAGCCCGTTTGGTTGCGGGGATAACATCTGGATAATGCCGCCGAGCATTACAGCGGCGCCAGTTGTGGCCATAAAACCGACCATTCCGCCAGCACCAAAAGCCGCAGAAATGCCACCTGGCCCCATCCACACTGCAGCAGCCACCAGCACTGCTCCAAATATTGTTTGGAACAAGCCACCGCGTTTGCTGCCGATCACCATCGGTACAATACGAATCACATCATCTGTGACCGGAAAACCAAGGTCATCCTCACTGATATTTTTTTTCCCGCGAAATACCGCGTAAGTTAAGCCGCGTGATTTACTGGTATTTAAAAACTGCTCAAAGCCAGGGATAGTACAACATAATGCACGAACAGCTTCTGATGTAGTACTGACCAGACGCTGATGTGTTTTACCAAATGTTTTACCCAACACACCGCCCAGTTCTATTTTTGTCATTATTTCCTGAGACATATTTCACCCATTAAAAAAGCCGCGTATGCGGCTTAATTTGATTGATATTTAATGTTGCCTTGCTTATTTTTTACTAAATTACAAACAACTATTTATTATATTAACCCTTGTTTTCACATGTGATTTATATAAACTACTTTGCTGGTAATATTTTATACTTGTTAATTTCCCATTATTTGTAACATCAACTAATTCATATTGTCCCTGTGGATATACTGAAAATCCATTAGGAGCTGGTTGTATTAATACAACACCATATGTTTGATCTTTACCTTGCCACCCATAAAGAATACAGTTAGCAACTTCTTGAGGTGACCTTGAAGACTCAAATATTTTATCTGCTGGCCTATCCCTAAACTCAGCTATACCAGAACAACCAACCACCGCCAGAGCTGCTGCTAATACAATAACTTTTTTCACACCTTATCCTCATAAATCAACCATCTAATAAGGCAAGATTAACTGTCGTTATTCATTTTGTCATGACTATATTATGTCTAAGTACCATAACTGTGCGATCCCTCCAGTAACCGCCATATGGCACCCGCTGGCTCAGGTGACCGTATAAGTGATGCAGGAGCATGTTATCAGGCAATAAAATACCGGCATGATTGGCGACCGGTGCCTGCACCTGCATCACAATCAAGTCGCCTGGCTGCGGATCATCGACCTGAATAAATCCCGCCTCCTGCCAGTTATCTGTATACCGGTTTTCGCCCTGCTCCCACCAGGGATAGTCCACCCGATAATCGGGTAATTCAATGCCGCGATCCTGCTGGAACCAGCTCATTACCAGACCCCAGCAGTCCGTAAACCCGAGCACAAACGGCCGACCGAGTAATGGTAATTCACCGCGCGGCTGAACAGTCCGCAGATCCCCTTCCGGCCAGCTGATGATATACCACGGCACACCGAGAGCATCGCACTGTGCTTTGTCCAGTTCTGACGGCCGGGTGGTAGCATCCGGGTGACTGTGTACAACACCGGTCACCGTACCCCAATCCTCAGCAACGGCGTAATCCTCCGGCGATAATACAAAATGCTCTTCCGGCGTGACCGCGACATTGCGGCAGGGAAAGTATTTCACTACACGGGATTTTTGCGCGATCACCCCGCAGCATTCGCGGGGGTATTCACGTTCTGCATGGGCAAAAATGGCCGCCTGAATGTTTTTACGCATTATTATTTCCTCAGTAATGAGGTTCCCGGAAAGCCGCCGAACGGAATCGGATTATTTTTCCCGAAACGGGGAAAGCAGCCGGTATTCAGCATGCCGCTGCACTGATCCTGTGCCGGGTCATCCACGCGGTTGCCGTGTTTGTCAAAATACCCGTTCTGCCCGGCATAATCACAACCGTCACCGGATTTGTATTTGCCGCGTATGCACCAGGTGCACATTGCATGCAGTTGCCGCGTCGGGATCAGTACCCCCTGTAAATCCATCGGACTGGCCAAATCAAACTCAATAACCTCATTGGTTTCTGAGGACTTGCTGTCGATATAAAAGACCGAGACTTTTTCCTGGGTAGGATCTGCCGACGGGTTACCATCCGGAAAATTCGCCGCATCCAGATAGTGTGCCAGGGTGTCGTGTATCGTGACTTTCGCTTTCAGCATGTCATCGTATGCCAGACACAGTGCGGTGACTGAACCATCGAGGTTTGCCACCGATAACTTCGGCTGTGCGCCGGAGCCGGTTGTCGACGCCTCCAGCCCCTCAATCTGTACCGGCCAGGCACGGTATTCTTCCCCCTGCCACCAGATAGATTTCGCCGGTAACTTTTCCGGATCCCCACCAGCTGCTGCAATTTCTGCCTCAGTATGAGGAATATTGTATGCATGGAACCGCAAAATATCCGGTGCACCGAATGCGGTACCGTCAACCTCAAAAAGCCGGACGGCATTACCCGGTTCCAGCTTCTGGTAATCGTTTGTGATCATGGTTTAAATGCCTGGGTAAAAGTGAGAGAAAGTGAATAGTTGTCACCGCCGAGCGGGGTAAGTTTATGCTCGGCGCACCGGTATAACCCCACAGGTTCAAGCGGGGGTTTCCACTGAAAAGCCTTTATGCCGCCGTGACGGTCGATAAACTGACGGATAGCCGTGATGTACTCCCCGCGACCGGTAAATTCCAGTGACCACTTCTGGCTGCGGGCGTTGATACCGTCACCGGATACCTGCTCATAACCATCACCGAACTTCGCCCTGCGGATTTTATAGGTGATGTCCTCCGTGGGATTAACACGGGGACACCAGGTGAATGTTTCGATCATCTTTTCCCCTTAGTCAGATTCCAGACGGCTCCGCCGGGGCGGGTGTCTTTGTCCATTAGTACGCGGAAACGCTGATCGACGAATGCGGCAATTTCATTACCAAACTGCTCATAACCAGCCGACGACTGCGTCTGGCTGCTGCCGTTACTGTCTATGGTAATAAACACCTGTGGCGCCGCTGAACCGCTGTTCTGATTTCCGCCGAGCGCCCGGACACCGAGAGAGCCATCCGCCGCCCGTGTTAACGGCATAATCGCTTCCGGTCCTGCCTCACCCATCAGCCCGGCACCTTTGGCAAACGCAAAATAAGTCGGGGTGCTGACTATCTGATTACTGTACGCACTCAGGCCCGGGGAGTCATAAACCCCGCCTTTGGCATTTGCCGCGGCACCTCCCAGGAAGTTACCGACAGCACCAATCCAGCCACCGGCATCTGACATGGATTTCAGGCTGTTCACGATGGCAGCGTTGACCAGTATTTTCTGGATGGATTTAAGGACATCTATTGACCAGTCGCGCCAGCTGGCTTTGTTACCGTTCAGCATGTCAGTGATGTTATTCACCATACCGCCCATGGCGCTCTGTACCGCAGATGCGGTTTGCTCCGCATAGTCTCCGGCCTCAGCAACCCAGTCTTCCATCCCCCGGGTCACCCCGCTGGTCCAGTCAGACTGAACCTCCTTTATTTTCTGATATTTCAGGTTGAGCGCATCAATCTCGCGGTTATAGGCTTCGGTCGCACTTTTTCCCTGATCCGATTTGGCATAAACACGATCAATCTGCTGACGTTCATCGTAAAGACTGCGCCGGTTTCCGCCCATTCCCCGGGTTTTATCAATTTGCTCCGCTTCGTCACTGAATTTCCGGGCCCCGTCACGCATCGCTTTCAGCGCATCATCCATTTCACGCTGCTTTCTGACCGCCTCATCGGCCTTTTGTGTCCACTCCGCCAGGGCAACAGAGGATGCGCGGATCGCTTTTCGCTGCTCATCCGTCCATTTTGCGCCGGACTCATGTGCTGCGGCATAAAGATCTGCGGCTTTTTCTCCCTGCGTGGCCCTGACTTTCTGAACCTCCGTGGCCACACTCAGATCTGCTATTTTGCGGGCATACTGCTCTGCCTGACGTTCCGCTTCTTTTTGCTCTTTATTGAAGGCGCTCTGGGCGCTTTTACCCTCTCTTAATTCTTTGTTCTGTTTTTCCAGATTCCGGTAAGCGGCAACCTGGTTATCTATATATCTCTGCCGGTTATCACGATGGGCACTGTCATCAGTCAGCCCCTGATCATCCGCAGCGAACTCAGCCTGACGGATAACGCGGGCTTCCCCGGTTAGTGCGGACAGTTCTTTGTCCCGCTCTGATTTTTGAATGAAATCCTGCTGCTTTTCACTGAGAGGCGCTGCCGGAATGCGCATCGGGCTGTTCACCAGTGCCTGGCGGTTGGTCAGGATCTGGTTGCCGACGGACATAATACGGTTAAACTCGGTGTGCTCCGCATTCACCATCAGTAATGACATGCGCATATCATTCTGGGCAGCTGACTGCTGACGGATCAGAAAATCGCGCTGACTTTCGACCGCCTTCAGTGCTGACTGAATCTCTTCCGATTTTTTGCTCAGCTCATTAAGTCTGCTCTGCTCAACCGAAAGTTCATCCTGCGCAGCAGCCAGGGACTTAACCGCATCTTCCTGACTGATCAGATGGTTAATCAGATAGCCGTTGATGCTGGGGCCGGGTGAGGCCAGCATCTGCTGATATCCTGCTATCGCTGATTTTAATCCCTCAACTTTCTGACGCTGCTCATCAACCAGTTTATTTTGCGCAGTCAGGGCTTCTTTGGTTTTACCGGAGTTATCAGCGGTTTCCGGCAGCGTCATTTTATTAAGATTGGCACGAACCTGGTCAATGGTGGCGGCGTATTCAAGTGCGGACTGTCTTGCCTGCTCCTGCTTCTGGTACATGGTGTACCAAGCACCGGCACCCAGCATCACCAGCCCCGGAATGCCGCCGACCAGCCCCAGCGCACCACCAAGAAGACGTGAACCGACAGATGTGACGTTATTCAGGTTGTTTTGTGCGATATTGCGGGCGTTAATATTGCGTGCAACAGATGCCTGTACAGCGGCAAGCCGCTTTTCTGCGCCTGCCTGCGCATCGGTTCCGCGCGCAGCTGCCAGTGATTTTTGTGCCCGGTACTCTGCCGCACGCGCTCTGGCAACCGCAATTTGTGTTCCGCGCAGCTGAGCCTGTGCAAGAGCGACCTCGCCTTTTGCGGCACTGGCCACCCCGATGGTTGCTTTGGTCACACTGGCGGTCAGCCCGCCGAAATACCGCGCAAGGCCAACCCCGACCAGCGCACCGGCAACGGTGGCAATAGTGTCTATATTTCCCGCAATACCATTCAGCGCGCCGGTCAGCGTGCTGGTTGCGCCCGATGCCTCATTAGCCCCGCCCACCCATGCCATGAAGGCGTTTTCAATTTTCTGGGATGCGCCGCTGACAGTCTGCGGTAATTGCTCAAATTCTTTTCTGAGCTGTTCAGTGCTGGTCAGAATTGGCACTATCTTGTCAATGGTGAGCTTACCGCTCTGTGACATTTCACGCAGACCGCCGATGGTCGTTCCCATCCCGTCCGCCAGCAGTTTTGCCAGTCGTCCGCCGTTCTCCATCACCGCGTTAAATTCTTCACCACGCAGAACACCAGATCCGAGAGCCTGACTCAGCTGTGTAATAACAGAGCTGGCTTCTTCAGTGCTTGCACCGGACAGCTTCAGTGAGGTTGCGATGGTTTCAGTGACTTTTGCCACATCCCCCGAGGCATAACCCGCATCACGCATCGACTGTGCAATACGGGCGTACAGGTTGGTATTTGCCGCCAGTGATGTGCCGGTACGCTGACTTAACGACATCAGCTCCTGCTGAGCCCGGCTGAAATCCTCCGCAGACACAGAGGCCAGTTTCAGGCGCCCGCTTAACTGGCTCCAGGTATCGGCATAACTGATAAGCTGCTGCGTGGCAAAAGCACCGGCCATAGCCCCCATTACACCGGTTACTGTCGATTTTATTGATGACAGTTCATTGTTCAGCTCACTGATTGCCCGTTTCGTTTCGCGTGATGCCGATGCTGCTTTGCGGCCGCCCTGCTCCAGCGTCCGGTAATAACTCTCCCCCATCCGTGAGGCGCGGGCTATTTCAGACTGAAACGAGGATGAATTAGCCGATATTTTAATAATAAGTTCACGAAGTTTTGCCATAACGGTCCCTTAAGACCGCGTGGGGTCTTATTTATTACAAACCAGATTCCAGTTGTATAAGCCCTCTTGGTCATCATCCTGAACAATTTTAACTGGGCTGCTATGTTTCAATTCATTGCCATCAACCTCGATGTAAACTACGTATTTCTTTTTACCAACATAACCACCATATGAGTTCTTCGAATTTACTGTTCCGCACACATGCCCTTCACGCATATCATTTCCTGTTGGAACAAAAAATGATTCAAATTTTGCGCTATCAGGATCCTTTAGTAAGTTTTTTACTAAGTTTTCTCCGTGCATCACATTATCTTTATCTGTTGGCCCGCACCCAGATAATCCAATAGCTAAAACCAGAATTCCTGCATGTATTACTTTCATAAAACCTCGCATTTATCCAATAAACCCAAGGTATTATATTGTTGAATAACGATAAAACCAGACAATAAATATGTGATGTGGTAATCAATGATTAGAAATAGACCCGAGAAACTCTTCCAGACTGTCACCGACCGGTCTCTCATCCTGAGCCCCCCATTTCAGCATCGCATCATTCAGGCTCAGTTTGCCGCCCTGTGCGCCGTACAGTGATGAGACAATATGGGCCGTCTGTATGTCACTGCGGATGTCCCCGATCGGGCTGAGGCGGTCAAAGGCCATCCACATGGTCAGCTCACCGGCGCTCATCGTTCTGGTCAGCTCATCCACTGTGCGCCCCATCCGGAGCGCCAGTGTCATCAGAAAAAACATCCCGGGCTGCGCTACTTTTTTTCCGCTTCATCCGGCGTGGTCATCAGGTCAAGCGCCTGTTTCAGTAAGCGGGCATGAACCGGCCCGTAAACAGCCATCACCGTTTCCGTGTCGTCATCACTGAACACCCGCTCTTTATCTTCATCCAGCAGCACATCAGAAAACATCACCACATCAGCCCGCAGATTGCGCTGCGCCTGTTCTGCCTCTGACAATTTTTCATCACCGTCTGCGCCGGTATTCATCAGCTCACGCCATCTGAGCCAGGCTGCCGAAGACGGTTCCCGCAGAATAACGGTGACTCCGTTCCATTCAGGTACCTTCACCATTTTTGAGCGGAAGGCGTTTTTTGGACTGAGTGCCAGTTCTTTTAATGACAGTTTCGGATTCGCCACGGCTTATTCCCCCTTTCCCGGCTCAGTTACCGTCCCGTTTTTCAGCGGAACAGGCTTACCTTTCATACGCAGCGTGAAAGACGCGGTGACTACCCCGCTGGTTGCCACACTCCAGCTGTTCTGACGGACTTCCGCCAGGAAGGCATAACCATTACCTGACGGAAACTCCACTTTGAACGCATGGATCGTGTCATTGTCATAGGCAGCACGCAGCGCTTCCTGCCCCTCATCCGGTGACCAGTTACCAGAAATTGTGACCTCCCCCGGGGATGCCAGGCCATTAGTCATTTCCTGCTCAGTCGAACACAGGGTGGTGACGTCAATGTCCGATTTCTGTCCGCCGGTATAACCGATCTCTTTGGCCGCACAGGCCAGCGGCAGAAACTCAGCAGATGCGGGATTTGCTTCTGTTGCCGGCAGTTTTGAAATACTGATTTTCGTGCCCTGCGTTTTTTCATATTTGCTAGACATAGTTATTTTCCTGTAAGCATAAAAAAAAGCTGCCGCAGCAGCTTGTTGTTCAAGACTAAGTTATTGCCAGACCTGACACTCCAGCGTGGCCCGGTAAAGCGCGGTATCGGCTTCATACCCCTGCCTCTCTGTGAACTCCGCCGGTGAAAGCGGAGAAACAGCAGCAACAGACAGTTCACGGATCCGGCGGGCTTCATCGATGGTTTTTGCATACACATCAATCTGGATATTGGTCATTGTCTCAGCACGGCCGCACAGCACATCGCCGCCGGTATCATAAAGTGAAAAAACACACCACGGCGGCTGAATTTTAGGCTCATCCTGCGGAGCCACATACGGAAAAACCCTGCCCGGCAGCACCGGGTCAAGCAAAGAAAACAAATCAGATTCTTTCATCCGCTCAGCACCTTATCGATAGCCTGACTGAGTTTGCTCAGCGCCAGGTCCGCTGCCTCATCCGCTTTACCGTCAAATGCCGGACGGATAAACGGTTGTGGTGCCATTTTGGATGTACCGTTTTCCAGGAAACGCCAGTAAAACGCATTACGCGGGTCGTCCGTTTTCAGTGTGTTATCACTGTTGGTTCCGGCGGCGTTGGTTCCCCGGATGTACACACCCGAAACAACCTCACCTTTATAACGGCTCCGCTGACCGCCGGTAACGATATTACGCGCCAGTTTTCCGGTCCTGACAGGAGCGCTCCGCCGGACCTCATCCCGCAGCATATCCGCTGCGGCTTTCGTCGCTTCCCGCAGCACACGGGTATTTTCAGCCCGGCTGAGTAATTCCAGATCACGGGACAGTTCAGCAAAACCGGACAAATCCAGCCCCATATCAGCCATCTTTCACCCCCTGTTTACACAGCAGTTCCAGCCGGGTAAATTTCACATCCGGGATCACAGCCTGAATATCGTAGACCTGACCGCGATATACCATCCGGCATGCAGGATGAATATCCGGCCGGTACCGCATCCATACACGAACAGTGATTTCTGACATTTCCGCTCCGGCGGTGATAAGCTCGCGCCCGCTGACGGGTTTGACTTCTGCCCAGGTTACAGCAACAGGAAGCCACTGATTTTCACGTTGCCCGGACGGCAACGTTACCCGCTCGGCACGCTGAAATGTGACCCGGTGCCTTAATCTTCCGGCCTGCATAGCACCTCCTTACAAATTTATAAACCTGTACGGGTCAAGCAACAGGTAGAAACCCGCCGGTATTGCTCCGATTTCCCGTGACTCATAGAGACTGCCGATACAGACCATCAATGCCAGCTCAATATCAGCAGAAACAATCAGGCCATCGGGGTCGCTCTCCGGAATGTTACTGTCATACAAATTGCGGTTAATGTAATTTTCAGCCCGCTTTTTTGCCGCCTGAAGATAGGTCAGGAGTAATTCATCTTCCTGATCATTATCCTCATCGATACGGCACTGCATTCTCAGTTTTTCGAGTGTCGGTAACGACATGTTTCCCCCATACCTGCGGCCACGCCGGACCGCAGGCACAAAAAAACCGCAGTTAAGCGGCGTATCGGGTTAAGACCGGATTACTTTGTCGCAGCTTTGGCCACCAGCGCCTTAATCGCGGAGGTGTCTTCCAGGCAGCAGTCAAAGCGATGAAACGCGAGGAATGCGGTCTGGTCATATTCTGCATAACGCTCCACCAGACGCTTCAGCGTCATATAGGTGACACGGCGGACAATGAAGCGATCGAAGTCACCACAGAAGATAAACTTCTTGCCGGTTTCCATGCTGTCGACAGCCTGATCCACAGCATACTGCATACCCAGGATGGTCGAAGGTGCCACACCGGTGATTTCAGGCAGCCACAGCGGACGCTTGTTGCCGTCTTCCATTTCCGTGAGCACTTTCAGGGTGCTGTCATTAAAAGCCAGCCGGAACTTAGGGCTGTTGCGGTAGGCCGGATCAATGGCGTGTTTCAGGGTATTAATATCTTTCCAGGTGAACACGGCAGAGGCATCGACCGTACCGGTAACAGATGCATCCAGCCCCTTCGGCTGCACCGGAGTGCCTGCGCCGGTACCTTTCACCAGATATTTCGCCTCACCGCGTCCGATACGCTGCGCAATCCGTGATGCGAGGTAGGATTCAATATCAATCCCGCTGTCCTGCAGCAACTCATTTGATACACGGATAATTTTGGAAGACAATTTTTTGGCGCCGAGAATGGCGGTCCCGAATTCCACATCCTGTTCGCTGGCTGCGGTGTTTTCACCCAGCAGTTCACCCTCTTCCGCTGTGCCGTCTGATGTTGACCAGGTAATATCCTGCCCGTTTGAAGTTGTCAGAATCTGCGAAATGCCTGCAATGCCACCATAGGCTTTCATCTGATCAACGACTTTATTCAGCATCTGAGTGGGTACAGTGTAGCCCCCTTTTTCATCCGGGGATGTCCCCTGCGCACGCAGCTCTTTAACCGCCTGGCGTTCTTCAGCTGTCAGTTCACCGAAACCATGACGGAGAAAACGGTCAAATGCCGCCTGACGGCGCTCTGTGGCTTCGCTTTCCGGATTACCCGGCTGCTTTCCGCGCTGCTCCGGTTCTTTGTCATCCACGAAGGTCTGATCTGCCGAGCGCAGTTCCTCTTCGCGGGTGATCTGCTCATTCAGGCGGTCAAACTCAGTTTTGGCCTGATTCCACTCGCCGCGCTGCTCTTCGGTCATGACACCGTCACCGACTTTTTCATGGATAGCGCGCATTTCGGTGGCGATAGTATTACGTTTTTGTTTTAATTCATGAAGTTTCATAGAGTTACCTTATGCATTCATTAATGTAAGAAGACGCTCACGCGCCAGTTTTTCATTGATAGCTTTGGCTAAACCGCCGCTGTCGCGTGCTTCTTTCCACGCTTCCATTGACCGCACGGTTGAATTCGCGGCCTGATAAGCCGGATAAGTCACCGGACTGACATCATACAGACGGGATATTTTGTGAATTTCCCGGACAACCATGCCGTCATCATCCTGGTACCAGTCATCACCATTCACCGCCACACTGAACGCGAATGAACTCTGATTGACATCCCCGCGCAGCATAGGGGCAATAACCAGATCCCGGATAGTTTGCGTATCCGGCGCGGTAATGTCATAAACCAGACCCTGCTCTGTGACACTCAGGGATAGCGTCCCGGAAGAGGACCGGCCGAGGATATAATTGCGGTCATGGTTAAACAGCCCGCGCACATCATCATTCAGCACATCGTCAAATGCGCCGGGTTTGATAATTTCACGGAATCCCCACATCGGCTCTGACAAAGAATTAAACACCGAAGCCAGGCCGATAATGTGGGTCGGCTTGTCCTCTTCGCCCTGCGCGGCCCGTACCTCTCCGACATAGCTGCGGGTTTCTCTTTCATTACTGCTCATCTTTTTCACCACCTTTTGATTTACTGCCGACAGGTTGTGCGGCGTTAACGCTGACCAGCATTTCATCCAGCCCGCTAACCGGGTTCATATCCTCAAATGCCCGCGCCTCATTCCGGCTCATCCAGCCGTCAGTAATGGCGTAATGATAAAATTCAGCACGCTCTTTCGGGGTTCCGCGCAACAGCCCGGCCAGGTTAAACCGGGCATAAAATCCGGCGCGGCGCTCCTGCCGGGTGAACAACCGTCTGTTAAGCTCCTGTTCCCAGTTCACCACCCACGGCATGACCGTATGCCGGACAAACTGAATGGATTGTTCGGAAATATTGGAAAAAGTCGCTTTTTCCAGGTCATTGATCATATGTGCCGGCACATTAAAAATTCCGGCAATCATAGAACGGTTAAGCTTCAGCATATCGATTAACTGAGCATCCACCGGGGAAACGGTCAGGGCTTTGTAATCCAGCTCCGCCGGTAACAGCATGGTTTTGTTTTCCTGACTGCGCAGCGCTGCAGACGCTTTCTGCCACATTGATTTAAGGCGTTCCCACCCTTTTTCCTGTAGCTCCCCCTTAACCGAAACAATACCGGCCGGGCGGGCATTACCGCCGAAGAATGAACTGGTGTATTTCTGCCCGGACATCCCCATGCCGATGGTTTCCGCATGCTGCACTATCGGGCTGATCCCCATCCGCTGGTTATTACCCAGCGCCCGGATATGGATCATGTCATCCGGGCTGACCGCAAAATTACCCTGTTCGTTATAAACTCCGTAGGTATACCGGCCGCCGGTGTTAAGCAGTGCGGTTTCCCACGGCATACAGGCTTCCAGGTTGGTCACCTCACCGCGACTGTTACGGATCACCTGTGTGTAGCCGTTTCCCCAGCCGAGAATGTGGCGCTCTTTGGTTTCCCGCCATTTATAGCTGGTCTGCCATTCATTCGGCTCATCGTGAACAAGGTGGAACACGGGATGATCGCGGGCAGTCTCAACCTTATCGCCGGTTTTGCGCATCACATGCAGCGGCATCTGTGCTATTGAGGAAGAAAGAACATAAATACAGGCATAGACAGCAGCCAGTTTCATCGAGGTTTCCGGGCTGACATACACATCAGCTTTGAACAGACCGTCTGTATCAACAGAATCTGCGCTGATGGGTACCGCCGGATTCTCAATACTGGTCGGTTTATCGCGGAATAATGCATCAAGAAGCACGTTTCCCCCTCATGGCCACAGCCAGTGAATAGATAACCATTGCTGACCCGCCAATCACCAGGGAATCCGGCAGGCCGTATTTCAGGTAACAGCCTGCCAGCACCGCGCCGAAACCTGTCAGGGCAGTGAGATCAAGAAGTATATTTTTCATAGGAATAGAATTTCTTCGTCAGGATCCAGAGAGGAAAGGAAGTCGGAACCACCACCGCCGTTCACCATCTGGCGTGATTTGGCCGTAAACAGCGCAACCGGTCCGTCAATTTTGTTTTCCGGTGTCGATTTATTCGGGAAGATGTTGTCGTTTTTGTCCGGTTTTACGGTCACGTTCGACATCATCCAGGACATCATCGGGTTGTGATCATGGTGAAATTTTCCGGAATAGACATCGGCCTGTACTGTTTTCATGGATTCGGACATGTTTTTTACCGTCTGCGCCACTTCCACCAGCGGGATACCCTCTTCCGCCAGGCGGCGGGAGAACTGCACCGCGCTCCACGGGTCAAACCCGAGTTCACGCAGATCATCACCTTCGCACCATGCCAGAATGTCGGCTTTGATGATGTCATGATCAATAACTTCGCCGTCCGTCAGTTCAAGATGTCCGGCAGCCGCCCATTTCCGGTACAGATCGGCAATATGGTTCGGTGCGGTTTCTATCCGGCCTTCCGGCAGCCAGAATTTACACTTAACATGCACCTGTCCGCGCGGATCTTCATAAACCTTAATTGCCGCGGCCACGTCGATTTTATTTGCCAGGTCAACACCGATCCAGACAGGGTAGTTCTTCAGTTCATCATCCGGCGCATTTTCAGGGCAGTTGTCCCATTTTCCTGAGTCCATCCAGATCGACTCCGCGTTAACCCACATATTGAGGTGTTTGGTCAGAAAGTTAGGCCGGGCGGCTATCTGCTCTTTGGCTTTTTTCGCCAGACGGCGCATATCATCAAAGCGTTTGCAGACACCCAGCCCCGGATTAGCCTTTATCCAGACAGACTCATCGAACGGTTCATCATCTTTATCCAGCGTGTAAATGGCCGCGAAAAAAGTGTCATCCTCCACTACGCCCCGCAGTACCTTGATGGCGTAATCCCGCAGTTCGTAGCAGATGCCTTCGCGGTTAAATCCCGCTGTGGTGATCGCAAACAGCAGGGATTGCAGGCGGGCACCGGTCCCGGTTTCCAGCACATCCCACACATCACGGGTTTTGTGGGCGTGAAGTTCGTCCACAATGCCGCAGTGAATATTCAGGCCGTCGAGGTTGTTTGCATCACTGGAAAGCGGTTCAAATTTGGATGCAGACCGCTCCTGGTAAATCGCCAGTTTATTAAATTCAAACAGGCGGCCGAGTGAGCCTTTGGCCTTTTTAATCATGTTTTTTGCATCTTCAAACACGATGCGGGCCTGGTCACGGGTGGTGGCAGCCGAGTAAACCTCGGCGCCACCTTCACCATCAGCACCGGTCATATACAGGCCGATGCCGGATGAAAGTGTGGATTTGGCGTTTTTACGCGCCACTTCGTTATAGGCTGTCCGGAAACGACGAACCAGTACCGGATCGCCGTCATCGTCGTACTGAGTCTCTCCGCTGAGTTCATCAACCAGCGGGATCACGAAACCAAAGATATTAATCAGAATAAAGGTATGCCACGGCATCAGCTCTATCGGCTTGCCTGCCAGTGCCCCTTTGACGTGCGGGACAAACTGGTAAAAATCCAGAATATGCTGGGCGCGTTCTTCAATGAAAAAGATATCGCGCTCAGGGCCGCGCTCTAAATCATCAAGAAACCGCTGACACGCCAGGCGTATCAGTTCGCCCGTAACTATTTCTCCGGCAACCACCTGTTCGGCGTACCGGATCCCATCTGCTACGGTTGCCATTCATCATTTGCGCTTTTTCATAAATGCCTCGAAAGGGTCTTCTTCGGCTGGTGTGTTAATCGTTACCTTCGAGCGGGCTGCCGGGGTCATACCGAATTCACCCAACATTGCCCGGATACGTTTCCAGGCATCGGCTTTCATTGCCGCTGCCGGGTGTGCTTTTATCAGTGTGCCGCCTTCGCTTTCTGTGGTGTAGGTATAGCCTTGTTCATCCAGCGTATCGCAGTGCTGCCGGTATTCGGTATATGCCTCGATCAGCAGTTCCAGCGCCTTGGCATCCATCGTACTCATCACGCCCATGGCATCGAGTTCTTCCCCGATCCGCTTAAACCAGTATTTCCCCTGCTTGGTAAAATGCTTCGGTGTTGGGGGTACCCCTGAAGGTGGTTTCGGTTCTTTTTTATTGATCGGGCGTTTTGATGGGTTCCCCTTGATCAAACGCAGGTGCGACGGGGTTTTCGGTGGTCCCGACATAATCGTTTTCTCCTATTGATTCCCATCCGGGTATCCCGGAAAAAAGTTTTCTAACCTGCGGCGATCTGAAAAGAGGTAAGGCGGCGGTCCTCTGGCCGTGGGGCGGCAGAGATTTGACCTCCCCCTCCCCCTGCTCTATTCAAGGTGAATATCCGGAGCATCATCAACCACAGACGGATGCCAGAGAAAACTAACAGATATAGATGAATGCGGCGGCGATGTTGTTTCTATCTTTATGTCGGTCTGGTGGGATAACATCTCACCATCAACACTGAGGCAATACCCGACAAACCTCCCGCCTTTAAACATCCGGGATAGCTTAACCTGCTTCTTTTTCATCGTGTTCTCTCCGTTGCAGTCTTCCGGTAGTGACATGGCCAGCACAGACTCTGCAGATTGCTTTCCGCATCGGTTCCCCCATGTGCTTTAGGTGTGATGTGGTCAACTGTCTTTGCTTCAGTTGCCCGGCCTTCACGCAGGCACTCTTGGCATAGGTGTTTATCCCTGCTCAGCACCACAGCACGCAACCTGTCCCACTTGGTACCATAGCCGCGTTCGTGACGGCTCTTGCCCTGCTGGTGGTTCTCCCACCCTGTATTGCGATGTTCTTCGCAGTATCCGCTGCGGTCGGTGGTTGTCTTTGCGCAGCCGCGTTTGCGGCACGCGCGGGGTATACGTGGTGGCATAAATTAGCTCCAAATCGGTGATACCACCCTCTTACTAAGACGAAGACGATCAACTGCCAATCATGGCTATATACGGAGAACCAGGTATGACCGATATTATTGTGTTATTGATTAAATTAGCCTTTGCTGGTGGCGCTTATGCTCTGCTTTTGAAATACAAACCAGAACACGCACTTCCTGTGGCTACCGCTATACTTGACGCTTAGTTGTGCGCACTTCATGCGGGGTATAACACCCCGCTATTTAGCGAGGTTTAATTCTCAGCTGTGCAATCTCATCCCTTTCCGGGTACCGGTAATTCAGGATGTATTCCGGCATCTTCATGAACCTGTTGTTTTTGTCTTTTGCACTCACTATGACTGAATGACAGACGGGTGATGTATCGAATGTTTCATCATACTCACGCAGTAAAGCAGCCATTTTGTCCTGCCACTCAATAGGCATTTCGTGCATCAGCACTCGCGGTAAGACAAGGAATGATGCATACGACAGACCAAACCAAGTCCATAACTCACCACTATTTCGCGGCTGAATTGTTTCTTTCATTCTCAATCTCCCGTATTGCCCGCTTATCGTGATTGCAGTCTGCTATCGACTTCATGGCATCGGTCAGCAACAGGATTGCGCCGCCGTAGGTCAGTTCGTCGGGAATAACCGGCTGCGGGCAATCAGCGGTCAGTTGTGGCGGGATCGGCACCACCGGTGCGGGCACGTATTCCGTCCGCGTATTTCCGCAACTCACTAACAGCATCAGCGGGAACAGGAGCAACAGCGCATTCACTGTCCTTAAATACTGTCCTGATAACAGTTTTGACTTTGACATTCTCCGTGTCCTCTTCCTGTTTATCTTTGATGTTGTCGAGTGCCACGCGGTGCCTGATGGAAACAGCTGAAAGCGTGGTGGTGTTTATCACCTGCTGTGCCGATAACTGGCCTGATAATGTTGTGTTATTCACCTTCAGTTGCTGGTTATCCCGGTAGGTGTCATATACCCACCAGGCAGCAGTAATAAGCAGCGCAGCAATTACCGCTTCTTTCCAGTTCATGGCGCGTCACACTCATAATGGATCACACCGTCCAGCGGGTTACCCGGCAGCGGACTGCAGTGATTCGGTAGTGAATACAGATAACAACCCGCCAACAGAGTGGTAGTCAGCAGAATGATAGCAATGATGATCAGCGTTAAAGGGTTCCGTGGCATACCGCTTTCTCCGTCTCGCGCCGGTTGATCAGACCCTGCCACTGTTTACCTCCGGCAAACGTCCAGCGCTTCATTTCGTCACATGCACCGGCGATATCACCGGCATTGAGTTTGCGCAACATAGTGGAGCGCGAGAACGCACCGGTTCCGGTGTTGTATGCAAATGAATAGATGGCCGCCCGGGTATTGTCATCAATCGGCACGTTGATCATCGGGTCAACCGCGCGCCGGACTTTCGTCAGGTCGTCATGCAACAGCGCCTTACATTCAGCGTCCGTGTACAGCTTGCCGGGCTGAATATCACTGCCGGTATGGCCGTAACACACGGTGAGCACCCCGGCCACATCACGGTAAGGTTTGTACTCAACACCCTCATATGCGGGGATCAGCACCAGTGCACCGGCAATCGCCCCGGCGGCACAAGCGGCCATGACTTTTTTAAATAATCGGTTATTCATGATGTTCTCCGGCTTTCAGTTGGAATTCTTTCCGTTTGTAATACCAGTTCACCAGGAACGTCCCGACAGTACAGATGATCCCGGCGACAATAGCCCACTGGTCCAGAGATAAAACGCCAAAAGCAGAGGTTATAAGTCCCCAGGCGTATGCTGTAGGGCTGGAATATTTGTCAGGCATGCGCATATCCACCCCCTGCGGAGTGTTCCGTATGTTGAGTGATAGGGGTAATGCCGCAACCGGGTTATATGTTTTAAACAGGTTAAAATGAGGTGGCTGCGGCATTGTTCTGGTAATCCCACCAGCGGCGGGAAAGCAATAAAAAGAGCACTGTGGCCGAATACAGATTAGGTAATGAGCCTGTCGTATTCCAATGCTCTTATTGTTGCAGGCAATAAAAAAGGCCACCGGAGCGACCCATTAAAACATAACAAATTATTAGAAGAATTTTAGTTGTATTTTATATAATGATTTAACAACCCCTATTTTCGATTCAATAAGTTTGCTCTAAATTCCCTCGATAATATAATTAATTTTTCTATTTTCTTTTGAATTGCCTCACCTTCTGACTGTACGAACACCGAGCCATTAAGTGTTTTTTCTTTTAACTTATCCAGATCATTAACTATATCAGACAGCTTACCTAACATATTTTCACTATACTCGCCACCATCATCTAGCAATAGTTTTATTGTAGCGTGTTCATAGTTGAACTCTTTAATTACAGAGCTAATCTCCAAAATAAAATAAGAACGATCATGCTCTGTGCAAGTACTTAAGTTTTTGCTGTACATTATACAACGTTGAACAGCTAAATTTGCATTTGTAATATATGTAGCCATTGCTATCAAAAACGCACTGGCTTTTTCTTTATTAACAGCGTGGTTATTCTGCATTCTTGCCAATTTAAAGTTTGATATTAACGCCCATATTGAAACGATAGTAGAAGCACCTATTCCCACCATCATTTCCCATGCAAATGGTGGTTCAATCAATACAGTCGGCATCTTTTCAACAATTACAGATAATGGTGCATGTAAACCACTTGCATCAAAAAAATACGGAACCCCTTTCCACTCAGCCATGCAGCCCTCCCAATAAAAAACCCCGCATTCGCGAGGTTCATATATAATTATGACAACATATCAAATTACCATTAAATATGGCTCAAATTATTGACTTTTGCAAGTTTTAGCTGCATTTTTGCGCCATATTTCTGCTCTGTTGTTTCTCATTTTCCGTAATGCCCCGCAGTCCAGGGTTTTACAGATAAGCAACAGTTCCTGCCAGTGTGTTTTGTAGTTCCTGCACCAGTTATCAGAAGCTACCCCCACCAGCTCGGCCAGCTCAGACTGATAGTAATACCCGTCTTTATTCAGGGCGTAATCCTGCACTGCCAGCCATACCAGCGACCTGAGTCGTTCTTTTACTTTCTTCGACACCCGGCGGCCTTTAATCCGTTCCTGCATTTCGCTCCATACATAGGCGGTGATAGCCGTCTGGTGTGAGAACTTCAATTCTTTACCATAGCAATACAGCAGCCAGGACTGCTCAGCCTCATCCAGTTCCATAATTGCCCGCCGCCAGGAACAGTTCTGATAGTCCACCCTGTCAATAGGTGGCATCGGTAACACGGAATAGTGTGTTGACCAGCAGGATACCGCCTCGGTTTCCCGGCTTACCTTTCTGCCGTTCACGGTAATATCACGGGGTTTTTTACGTGGGTAGCGCGTTGTGTTTCCCAATACAAACCCCTCAAATGCTTCAAGCTGGCCTTTGGTTCTGCTGCTGTGGTCAGTCATTGCGATAGTCGCCATATCCCGCAGGTACTGCAAATCGTGCTCAATCATCGTTTATCTCTCCGCGCTCCGTACAGCGCATTAACCAAAAACACCGAGGCCGAATGCCCGGCGTAAACATTTCGCCATAAACTCATTCTGGCTGTCGTACTTTGCTTCCCATGCTGTCGGGTCGCGGTGTAACTCGTCATGGTGAATACGGCACAGCGGGATAACTTCGTAGTCGTGTGCCTTTGTCCCCATACCACCAGCGCCATGACCGATGATATGATGCGGGTCGTCTGCCTGCTGCCCGCACACACAACACGGCTGTTTTTTCACCCATTGCAGATACGTCGGGCACACCCAGCGCTGATATTTCGGGATTTTCATAAAGCTTTGTGGCGGCTCAGGATCCACCTTAAGAACAACGACAGGCTTTATCTTCTCTACGATTTCCTGAACAATCCGGCTGTGTGAGCGCGGTTGATGGACAATGGAATGCTCTGTCATGGTGCCGGTTATCTCTTCTTCCGGTGGCTGCATCAGGATGTATGAGCTGATAAAGGCCGGAAGATGATCACTGACGCGGCGCATCACCGACCAGGTGAACAAATCGGAAGGATTAAGAAGATGACCAGCCGGCAGCCGCAGATCGGTAAAGATGCTGCGTGCCACAAACGCCCGTTGGTTACGCAACAGTATTTCATCCGCCTGCTGCTGGTGGATATTCCCCACCCGGAAGATGTTGTCATGGTGCCAGCACGTCCGGATAAAACCGTCTTTGTAGCGTGTCATAGTCAGTTCGTGGTGATGATACGGATCCGCTGCGTTTTCAATCTGGCAATGGTCTACCGATTTAACGTAATGACGGAAACCAGCCAGACCACCGGCAGCTTTTACCACGGCAGGATTGTCCAGGAAACGCAGTACCCGCTCATCTGTCAGCAGCGGCTGTGCATCTGCCGGAACGCGGCCGGACGGAATGCCATTCATCGAGTGCGGCGCCGCGCTCACCAGGTAGCGGGCACCGTTCAGAAAATTGCAGATCTCCGCACCCGGATTAAACATCAGGATCCGGGCATCTTTTTGGACAAAGCCGGTTAACAGGTAATTCATCAGGCCACCGCCGGAGTCATCATCAGTGCCAGCAGCTCAGCTGATTTGCTTTCAAAGAAGTGCGGCTGCGTTTCCCGTGGGTTTGCCGGGGATGTCATATTTTTACCGTATGCCAGTCCCCTCGCCGTTATCGACCAGAACAGGCGCTGTGTGCCGCGTGATCCTGGCCGGGCTTTCTGTTCCACAATCCCCAGCTCAGCCAGGCGCTTATATGCCCGGGTAGCAGACAACGCTGCATTGTGATTTCTCAGTAGTGTTGTCAGGGAGGTTGTCGGTCTGCTGGAACCATCCACCGCGCCCGCCGGTGCATCAATCGCATAGGACGGAGCCAGATCCGGAAGACCAGCCATCTTTTGCAGCTTCTGATATCCGCCAAGCTTTGAGGAATTCGACAGATTCAGTGTTTTTGCCATAGACTCCAGCAGGATAGCTCCGGCCTGAACCTTATCAGCCAGCTGTATCGCCTGCTGAGTTCTGGCTACTACATCGAACGTGCGGATCACTTTTACGTGGAATGCAGGACTGATCCACATGGCATAAGCATAAACCAGCTCTTTGCACACATAGGTTCCCGGAGCGGTACCGCCTTTTTGCACATCAGCAGGAGCAAACGCCATATCTGGCGTTAGCTCTGATACCAGGTCTGATACAAAAGAAAGACGGGTAAACCGGTTTGGTGAATGCCGTTCTTCTCCACCAGCTGCGCGGTGTAAATCATTCAGACAATATCGACCGGCCATATCCCGGCGCACATTAATACCATCGACAATAATCAGATTGCTCATCGTTATCTCTCCACTCATTAAGCGCAGCCGTATACTGCGCGTTTCACATAGGGGCTGATCGTCACCACGGATTTACCACCAGCGACTTTTTCACCCCATTCAACATCAAGATGCTTTACCTGGCTGTCGTCATTCCAGATACCGGCATGTGTCAGTGCGTCCTGTATCGCCTTGATGAAGTTATCCAGATCCCGGCGGTGATTCGATGGCGGGAACAGCACCAGCTTCAGGCTGATATCACCGGTGACCGGTTTCGGTGTCCGGCCGTTAAAATGATCCAGGATGTCAGCAATAACATTCAGACGGAACCGGCGGCCGTTTTCGCTGATCAGCACCCGGCCTTTTAATGCTCCCCGCGATGGGGAGCGCCAGTAAGTGTTCATGCTCGGCGGGAACGGGAGGGTCAGAGTTATTGCGCTGTGCATGACGGCCTCCTGTTCCAGGCCGCAATCGCCTCGTCTTCATCAAAACGCTTCATCCGTACCCCACATCCATCACAGGCAACACCGAACAGCGTCAGTCCGTGGCTGCTGGGCCGGTGTATCGTGATATCAGCACATCCGCAAAACGGGCACGGTTTAAGTTTCTGTATTTTTCTGATCTGCTTACTCACACCACCCCCCGCTGTTTTTCTTTATTTCACGGCGTTTCGCTGCTAATACCGAAAATAGTCTGTTATGTACGGATACAAATTCCCGCTCGGCCACATCCTGCCCGCAGGGTTTATTTCTTCCGAATGGATTTTTCTTTTTTTTGAAAGTGTCCCGCTTCGCTGATACTTTGCTTTCATAGTTTCTGACTAATACCGGTGCATCCGGCACCACTCTGAATATGGTCTGGCTGCCTTTTCTGCGGTGAACCACATCAACAGCATTGATTTTTTCTAACACACGCGTCGCCGACTGGGTTTTTGTGTAAGAGACTCCGTATTTTTCCATGATGTCCGGAATAGTGAGCTCCGTACCAGCCGGTATATCCTCCGCAATTCGGGTATAAAGCATCATCACGCGGCCTCCCCTGTTTTCGCCACCAGCCAACGCGCCTGCTGCATAAACAGTTCACCGGTGGCGATCAGCTCGTCGCGGCTGATATAACTGATTTTGTCTCCCTGCCAGTCCTTATCCAGGATGACAACCGCACCGGCAAAGAAAGCACCTGACGGTTTCTGTTTTTCATCCGCCGGCACAAACCAATCCGGTAAATCGAACCCGATACGCCCGCGGATGAATGCAACATGATCTGCCCACTCCGGCCACCACACTTCGCTCGTTGCTGCTTTCAGCAGGAAAACATACCGGCCGCCTTTCTCACGCATAGCCTGAGCGTGCTCCATGATGTTACGAACACCGGTTACGGCCTGTTTATCGTGATAACTACTGCGGGAATATGGCGGGTTGCCGTATGCTGCACCGCCCAGCTCTTTCAGCTTTTCTGACCAGTCCTGTGTGAGCGCGTTATCTTCGGCGGTGTAATAGTTCGGGCATTTACTGTTCTGACCATCTGTAAACAGGTCGAGGGTGAACGGGCCGAACTTCGCGTTGATACCCCAGTACAGTGCATCAGGCGTACGCCACTGGTCACCGACCTCTTTCAGCATGTGAGCGGGTTTATTACGGAGTTCTTCCAGTTCAATCACGTAATCTGAGCGCAGATCTGGAGTTTCCTGCACCGGCAGCGCGGCAAGGATACGTTCACCAATCCAGCGCATAACCGGTACCGCCATGCTGTTACCGATAGCGCGATAACGCGGACCGTCCGGGCAGTCAGCAGCATCTTTACCACGCCAGCTGATTTTGGTGTGAAAATCAGGAAATCCCTGTAATCGCTCACACTCGACAGGGGTCAGGCGGCGGACGGTGTTGTGCGGATATGTAACAGCAAGGTCAGTCGCATCTTTATAATCCCTGGCCTTAACCGTGCTTGCCGTTCCGTCATCAGAGTATTCGCCAAAAGCCAACATACGATAGGCATTAACAGGAACTAACCCTCCGTTACACTCGAAGTCTGTTCCAAGCCCGCCCCCGCCATGAGTGCGTGCTGTAAGAGTTCCGGTAATTTCTTTCTCCGCTTCTCTGCACGGCGTAATATTCCCGTGCAGGCTGTCGTACTCAAAAAGTATTTCTGCGGGACAGATGTCTGTTCGAGCACTTGCGACAACGAACACACGACGGCGGCGCTGCGCGACTCCGAAATATTGAGCATCGAGGATCCGCCACACGACAGTTCTTTTGGGTCCAGACACATAACCAACGTTTGTCCATTTTTCCCCTGTCGGCTTGAGTTCTTCACTTTCTCCGGCAAGTCCTGCAAGGAAGCAACCAAAGGCGTTATCTTTGCTGCTGAGCACACCGGGGACGTTTTCCCAGACAATGATTGCCGGTTGCTCACCGTTTTGTTCTCTTTTTTCATCAATACTGTCCGCTAATTCAACGTAAGAAAGGGTTAATTGTCCGCGTTCGTCACTCAGGCCACCGCGTAATCCGGCAACACTGAATGCCTGACACGGTGTACCACCCACCAGCAGATCCGGCGCTGGCACATCACCGGCACGAACCGCCGCGGCAAGTTTTGTCATATCACCCAGGTTATCCACCTGCGGCCAGTGCGCACCCAGTACAGCACACGGGAACGGTTCAATTTCGCTGAACCAGAGAGGTTTCATTCCGATAGGTTCCCAGGCGACCGAAGCGGCCTCGATGCCGGAGCATACAGATCCGTAAGTAAGCATCACGCTGCCTCCCGTTCTTTTGCGGCCTGCTCTGTGGCCTGTTTCCAGTACCCGCGAAATGCTGCCCGTCCGGCAATTTCATTCATCCGCCCAATGTAGGATTTGTGTTTTGCGACCAGCTCCTGTACGCGGTTTTCCGGTTTCCAGTCGGAGGATGAGAACATTTTCCGGAAGACTTCATCGCACTCAGTGGTATCGATGTTTTTTGAGTCCGCGGCGCGCTTAAACCCTTCGGCCTGTCTCAGCCAGTAATTAAACCCTGCGTTCCAGTCGGTGTATTGGGTACCCTTGCTGGCGTGGTAGTCCCTGAATTTGCCAAACTCATCCTGAACATCCAGTCCGGCAGTTTTTGCCCGTTCAGTGTGTTCCGGTGACGGGGCGAAGTTTTCCGGCATCACGGTTTTGCTTTTGGTTTTTCCGCGAACAGGATTAATATTTTTATTATCTGGATCTATGACTGGATCATGACTGATTCTGGGTGCAGCTCCTGCACCACTATCGGAACCAGTTGCACCACCTGGTGAATCTGCTGCACCAGTCCCGGAACCATTTGCACCACTCACCCCCGCAGGATTTGCACTATATGGTGCAGGAGATTCACCACTCACAACGGCAGCATTCAGGCGCAGATGATAGATATTTGACTGGTTAAGACCGTTGGCAGATTTCCGGGACTCGATACGAACCAGCCCCATTTCCACCAGGGCGTTAATATGGTTCTGTACTGAGCGCTCTGACATTTCGCACTGCTCTGCGATGTACGGCACAGACGGCCACGACTCGCCCTGGTCGTTGGCGTTATCCGCCAGCTTTACCAGTACCAGTTTGCGCAGCGCATTGCCGGTTTTTATCTGCAAAGCCCGCGCAGTTAAAATCATGCTCATGGTTTCACCTCACCCACACGTGTATACCGCTCCTGAAAGGTTTTCAGTGGTTCAAAACACGGATGCTCATAGCCGTCACGCATGAAAATCACCCGGCTGTTTTGCCGGTCAAACCGGATAACGTGAACTTTCCGCCCGCGGCTGTCGGTGTAATACCGATCCAGATTGTCAGCTGTTTCTTTAGGCATCCTGTCCTCCGCTGCGGTAATAGTATTTTGACCAGTATTCTTTCAGCTCAGCCCGCTCTACCATTTCCGGTGCTTCCCGGTAGTTGTCCGCTATGCCGCCAGCAGGTATGCTTTCAACATAACGAAACGGTTCATTACCAATGACGAGGCATTTAAATTGCTTTTCTGGTTCTGAATGAGTTAATCTGCTCATGCGTTTATCTCTTCACACAATTGATATAGCGCGACAGAAGCCGAGAGCCGTATACTCTCGGCTTCACCCTTTCTGGTTACCTGAATCATTTCCCACCCCGTAAACCACATTCAGTGACGCAATAAACCCTCGGGCATATGCGAACACTTTGTTCATCTTTTTGTAGATGGCCGTCATTTCTTCTTCCGTCAGAACGTCATCTTCCAGGCTCTTTTTGATTAACTCGGAAAGTTGCCCCTGATGCGCACTGAGGTTTGTCTGTATTTTGAATAATTCCACTTCGTCGATATTTTCAGGTTCGATCGTTTCCATCGGCGTAATATCGTGCCGGTCCATGTGGTACTCGACCAGGTGACGGGTTTTGGTCAGGTCTTCCATCGCTTCCAGCTCGTCATTGTCGAAAAACCGGCAGCCGTTCTTCTCGTACAGGTTGTTGTTGAATGTCGTCAGTGACATGCCCAGCGCACCAGCCAGCGCTTCCCGCCCACCCGGCATGGCGCAGCACATCTTTTTTACGACTTCTTTCAGTGATTCATTCTTCATTGCCTACTCGCTTTCAGGTTAGGTTGTAGTTAACCGTGCTTTTCTGTGCTGCTATGCTGATAAAGTGCAGGGTTGTACTTGAGTTTTCCGTCAGTTCTGCAGGCAGCCTCAAAAGCTCTGCTTTTTGGGATTAATCCACCTGGGCGTTTCTTCCATTGGTAAAACGCTTCAGGAGTTATTCCAAAAAAATCAGCCACTTTGTTGGCGTTACCGAAGTAAATTTCGACATCATTGGTGGTCATGCTCACCTCCATTTATATAAGTTAATTTAGATATTAAAATACAATTTAATTTTTATCAACAAAATCTAAGCTAACTTAGCTAAAAACTAACGCTGGGACGAACATGGATACTGTTGGCAGTAGAATAAAAAGGCTTAGAAAAATAACTAAGACAACACAAAATGACCTTGGGAAATACTGTGGCGTGACCGGTGTTGCGGTAGGTTACTGGGAAAAGGATCTTAATTTACCAAATGGCGATGCCTTGATAAAACTGGCAAAGTATTTCAACACTACTGAAGCTTATATTCTCTATGGCATTCCATCAAAGCATGCTAATTCGGTTGTTACCACAATGAAAAGGTTACCTATTTTATCATATGTACAAGCTGGGAAATTCACTGAGAGCATTCCGGCAGAAATATATGATGAAGCTATTGATTATATCGAAACATCAATGAAGGTATCCCCTGGTAGCTTTGCTTTAATTGTCCGTGGGGACTCCATGACAAACCCAGCAGGTATGCCATCGATACCAGAAGGGGTTAAAGTTATAGTCGACCCGGCAGAAGAACCAATACACGGAAAGATTGTTGTTGCCCGCCTGGATGGAACAAGCGAAGTAACAGTAAAAAAACTTGTTTACGATGGTCCAAATAAATACCTATCACCACTCAACCCTCGATATGACAATATCCCTATCAACGGTAACTGTGAGATTGTTGGTGTTGTAAAGGGTGTTCAATACGAGCTCTAACCTCACCGGCACACAAAATCTAAATTAATTTTGATTTTGTGTTGACTGAAAATCTAAGTTGATTTAGATTTAATCCTAACGAAGATTAGGAGAGAATCTAATGCAAACCGAACCAATCATCACCACTAACAACATGTCAGTAGACGATGTTGCCGCGTGGATCACCGAAAAAGCCCAGGCTTTTCACAAACTGCAATCACTCCGTACCGAACGCGAAAGAGCAATCCGCGATCACGAACGTGCTCTCGACCGATTTGATGAAGACATTGCCAAGTGGGAAGACCGCTGCGTCTTAATAGTACAACCGCAGTAACGGCTGCGTATCTGAATAACCGTGTGAAGAGTAAACGACCCCATAACAATAACCATGCAATACCATTAGCGGCCGTGCATACCACGGTGCAGTCCACCAGCCGGCCGCCATTTTTTACAAACATAAGTCCACCGGCGTAAATCGTCCTGCCGGATATACCTTGCCTGACCGCTGGTGGACTTATCTTTGTGTGAAGAGACAACGAAAGGAAAAACGCAATGAGCGAAAATAACCGCATGACCAGTGTACCGGACTTTCTCTCCGAGTTAGACGCCGGTGTGTTTGAAAACAAACTTTCTGCTGCACTGAATGAAGTCGCTTTTGGTACCAATAAGAACGGCGGTACCGGTGAAGTACATGTGATTTTTAAATTCACTCAGTCAGATGAAGACCGCGTGAAAATATCTCACAAACTGAAAATGGTTACCCCGACCAAGCGCGGTAAAAAATCGGAAGAGGATACAACCGAAACACCGATGTGGGTTGGTAAAGGTGGGAAACTCACTATTCTGCCGGAAGACCAGGGACAGTTATTTGGTATTGACGGCAGTATCGACGGGAAATTAAAAGCCATTAATTAATTTCCACTTTTTAAATAAATCATTCCATTTATTTTTTATGTTTTTAATTAAACAGGAGCCTTTTTATGTCTAATTTAGACGGAACTGCTATTTCTCAGATTCAGAATATGGCTGTTGCTTCATTAAGTCTGGATGCTGTAAATAAATCCCTCTGCCCTGCTGTGGTTTTACCGGGTGATTTCAATGTTAAAAGCCTGGAGCAATTACAGGAAGGACGCTACCGCTTCCGTGGTGCAATGGATACAACCAGTATCACTGATTTTGTGAAGTATTCCCTGCAACACGGTGTTGAGGAAGGTGTCAGCTGCTTTATTGATGCTGATGAGATGAGTGCAAAAACCATCTTCAATATCGGCACCATCGGTGAACCGGGGCACGCTGATAATACAGCCGTGGTATCACTGAAAAAGACATCACCTTTTGCATCACTGCTGAATATTAATGGTGATCGCCTGAGTCAGAAAGCACTGGCAGAATGGCTGGAAGACTGGCGCGATAACCTGATGGCCTTTGATGCCGAAGGTGATGTTATTGATATTAAGCAGGCAATCAACGCCGTCCGCAAAATCACCATCGAAGCAAGCCGCTCCGCAGATCATGAAGACCGTGATTTTGGAGCCAGCCGCTCAGTAATGGAAAATGTGGAAGCAAAAAGCCGTGACATCATGCCTGCTGTATTTCAGTTTACCTGCACACCATACGATGAACTGTCTGAACGTGCTATCAAAGTGCGTTACAGCGTTCTGACCGGTGGTGATGTACCTGTGCTGGTACTGCGTATTGTTCAGTTGGAAAAACTGGAAGAACAAATCGCCCAGGAATTCCGTGATCTGCTGGCTGATAAATTCGAAGAAACTGAAATCCAGACCTATATCGGTAAATTCAAAGCATAATTATATTTTATGCCGCTTTAACCGGCGGCATTTTTATATTTCAGCACCAGGGAATTAATTAATTATAAAAAGTAACGGCTTTTTATTATCTATATTGTGTGGAGAGATAAATGTCATATATAGCAACCAGTACCGGAAATCATATTGATTTCACCAATATCACTCCGGATCAGATTTGTATCGAAGATATTGCTCGCGGCCTGTCTAATGAATGCCGGTTTGCCGGGCAACTGGAGAGTTTCTATTCCGTGGCTCAGCACTCTGTATACGTCAGCCAGATTGTGCCGCCGGAATACGCACTGGAAGCCCTGCTGCACGATGCTGCTGAGGCGTATATCAAAGATATCCCCTCACCGCTGAAAGCCATGCTGCCGGACTACAAGGCCGTGGAAAAACGCATTGAAGCGGTTATCCGTGAGAAGTTCGTCCTGCCGCCGATAATGACCGTTGATGTTCACTACGCCGATCTGGTCATGCTGGCGACCGAAAAGCGGGACTTTGAAATAGACCCCGTCAATCACTGGCCGATACTGAATTCAGCTCCGCCACATGATGACATCATTATCCAGCCACTGACACCACCGCAGGCATATCACCAGTTTATGGCGCGGTTTAATGCTCTCATGTTCGGGGCGTAAAGATGAAAATTGAATATATCTATATCTGTGCTCAGGCGTACTGCAATGACCATGGTAGTGGCATCGAATATTACACCGACAATGAGCGTTTTGATAATCGAAATGATGCCATTAAAAATGGATGGAAACAGCGGGAATCAGATGATTTCAATATCGGCGTTTTGGTTAATGGACGACTCGTTTCGGTCGACTGGATGGCTAAACCAATTGATACCGAACCAGAAACATTACGGAAAATCGAAGATCAACTGGGCCTGTGTTAAATGGTGGATTAAACGAAATGAAACCAATACTCGATATGTGCTGCGGCAGCCGGATGTTTATGCACGATAAGCAAGATCCGCGTGTGTTGTTCAGTGATATCAGAAATGAAGAACATACCCTGTGTGATGGCCGTCTGCTGGAAATTACACCGGATATCATTGCTGACTTTAAAAATCTGCCGTTCCCGGATGAAACATTTTACCAGGTACTGTTTGACCCGCCCCACCTCGTTCGGGTCGGAAAAAATAGCTGGATGTTTAAAAAATACGGTTCACTTGATAAGCACTCATGGCGTTCTGACTTGGCCGCTGGTTTCAAAGAAGCATTTAGGGTGTTGCGGCCACACGGCAGTTTAATTTTTAAGTGGAATGAAACGCAGATATGGGCGAGTCAGATTCTTGAGCTGACTGAATATAAACCTACCATTGTGCAGCGTGTCGGGAAGAACGATAAAACACACTGGATGGTATTTTATAAGGAAGGATGATGAACAGTAAAAATATACCGTTTTTACAACCAGATGATTTAAATAATCTGAAACGGTTCGATGAAACCTGCGAAGATAGCCAGCCTTATGATGTGCCAAAAGAAAAAATGCAACGCCTGGCTGAATTGGGAGTTGTTCGCCGTCACAGTAAAAGCTATTACAGTATTACCAGTTTCGGCATGTATGTTTTAAATCAAAATGACGAATTAATTAAATTGCCGCTCAAAACTGAATCTGATCATAACGAAGATTTTACGTTTAGCCTGGCTAATAAAATTAGAGGATCCCAAAATGGATAAATTCAAACACCTGATGATTGACCTTGAAACTATGGGTAACAAGCCGGATTCCGCTATCGTTGCTATTGCTGCTGTGCCGTTCGACATGGTTTCCGGTGTAACCGATGATGCACTTTTTTATGAAGTGGTCGATCTGCGCAACAGTGCCGGATGGGGCGGCAGTATCGACGCTGACACGGTGCTGTGGTGGCTGGGTAAAAGCGATAATGCCCGGAGTGAGATCATTAACAGCGAAAAAGCTATTGATCTGCCGGATGCGCTGACCCGCCTGAGTTCGTTTGCTTCAGAATTCTGTGAAGAACGAGTGCAGGTGTGGGGTAACGGAAGTAATTTCGATAATGTGATCCTGCGTACTGCATACGAAAATTGCGCAATCACTCCATTCTGGAAACACTGGAATGACCGGGATGTGCGCACCATTGTCGAACTTGGCCGCAATGCCGGCATCGACCCGAAAAAAGATTTCCCGTTTGTTGGTGAAGCACACAATGCACTGGATGATGCGTTGCACCAGGTGAATTACGTGGTCGCAATCCACCAGCATTTATTAAAAAACCTCTAATCGTATACGGCGATGTGTGGAGAGAGAAAATCATGATTCAGTTAATAACTATTACCCCAAACGATTGGTTAACAGAGGAAAAGCTGGCGGATATCACTGGCTATTCAACCAGAAAAATTCGCAGTTTTCGGGAAAGATCATGGGTCCACGGCAGACAATGGATTTTTGTGGCCACAGATGGAACCCCGAAAGAAAACAGCGAAATTCTCTATAACCTCCCGAACATAAATAAATGGTTTGAATCACAGATTAAAAATCAGCCCCGGTATAAAAAACCGAAACCGGCTGATTACGCAAACCTCAAAGGAGAAAGCCGTGTCTAAATCTATCGTATACCCTGCAGGCGTTGAAAATCATGGCGGTTCGCTCCGCATCTGGTTCATGTTTCAGGGTAAGCGGTACAGAGAGTCACTAAAACTGCCGGACACACCCAAAAACAGGAAATACGCGAGTGATGTCCGGCAATCGGTACTTTATGAGATAAGAACTGGAACATTTGATTATTACCGGCGGTTTCCGGAATCAAAGAATGCACTGAAATTCAGAACCGATGAAATAAAAGAAATAACCGTGAAGGGTATTATTCAGAAGTGGCTGGCTCTGAAAACCCCGGAGATATCACTGAATACCCTTCGCAGGTATGCGTGCAAGCTGGAAACGTGCTGGACAATCCTTGGTGAAGACCGGCACTTAGAGTCATTAACCCGTGAAGACATCCTGGATCTGAGAAATACACTTTTAAACGGCCTCCACCGGCCGGCCAGGGGAAGAAAATTTATTTCCAGAGGTCGCACGGTGGCGACAGTGAACGATTACCTTGTCTGCTGTAAAGGTGTATTAAAATTTGCGTATGAAAACGGATACCTCGGTACAGATCTTACACTAGGTGTCAGTAAGCTGAAAAAATCACGGACAATTCCGGATCCATTTTCACAGGATGAGTTTAAAAGGCTCATTAATGCATGTACAAATCAGCAATCAGTTAACCTGTGGACGGTTGCATTTTATACCGGGATACGCCACGGTGAGTTATCTGCACTCGCCTGGGAAGATGTAGATCTCGAAGCCGGAACTATCACGGTGAGAAGAAACTGGACCAGTGTTAAACTGTTCACCCTGCCAAAAACAGATGCAGGTACCGATCGGGTTATATCACTGCTTGATCCGGCCAAAAATGCGCTACAATCGCAGCGGGAGCTGACGCTGCTGCGTCCGCCGGTAAAAGTTAGTGTACATCTCCGTGAGCATGGAAAAATACGAACAGATAAATGTACATTCGTTTTCGATCCTAATCTGTATGCTCGCGGGAAAACCGAAAAAACAAACTGCTACTCAGGCACATCCATCAGTGATATATGGAGCAGAGCAATACGTAAAGCAGGGCTGAGGCACCGCAATGCTTATCAGACACGGCATACTTATGCGTGCTGGATGCTGGCAGCCGGGGCAAACCCATCCTTTATTGCTTCGCAGATGGGCCACACATCAGCACAAATGATTTTTAGTGTTTACGGGAACTGGATGCAGGGCAACAATGAAACTCAGGTGGCTTTACTAAATGAGAAACTTAGTCATAATGCCCCACAGATGCCCCATAAACTAAAAGCTGTTAAATAAATCTCATATTTTTCAAAAGGTATACTACATTGGCTCAATACGTTTATTCGATGCACCGTGTCGGCAAAATTGTGCCGCCGAAGCGTCATATACTGAAAGATATCTCTCTGAGTTTCTTCCCGGGCGCCAAAATCGGTGTTCTCGGCCTGAATGGTGCCGGTAAATCAACCCTGCTGCGCATCATGGCAGGTGTGGATACCGATATTGAGGGCGAAGCACGTCCGCAGCCCGGCCTGAACATCGGCTATCTGCCGCAGGAACCGAAACTGAATCCGGAACACACTGTCCGTGAAGCGGTTGAAGAAGCGGTTGCGGAAGTGAAAAATGCCCTGACCCGTCTGGATGAAGTGTACGCGCTGTATGCCGATCCGGATGCAGATTTTGACAAACTCGCCAAAGAACAGGGTGAACTGGAAGCGATTATCCAGTCTCATGACGGCCATAATCTGGATAACCAGCTGGAACGTGCGGCAGATGCCCTGCGTTTACCGGCCTGGGATGCCAAAATCGGTAATCTGTCCGGGGGTGAGCGCCGCCGTGTGGCTATCTGCCGCCTGCTGCTGGAAAAACCGGATATGCTGCTGCTCGACGAACCGACCAACCACCTGGATGCGGAATCTGTCGCCTGGCTGGAACGCTTCCTGCACGACTACGAGGGCACCGTTGTGGCGATCACCCACGACCGTTACTTCCTTGATAACGTCGCCGGCTGGATCCTCGAACTTGACCGCGGTGAAGGTATTCCGTGGGAAGGGAACTACTCCAGCTGGCTGGAGCAGAAAGATGCCCGTCTGGCACAGGAAGCTTCCTCTGAAGCAGCCCGCCGCAAGTCTATCGAGAAAGAGCTGGAGTGGATCCGTCAGAATCCGAAGGGTCGTCAGTCCAAAGGCAAGGCCCGTCTGGCCCGCTTTGAGGAACTGAACAGCGTCGAGTACCAGAAACGTAATGAGACCAACGAACTCTTTATTCCGCCTGGTCCGCGTCTGGGCGACAAAGTTCTGGAAGTGGAAAACCTGACAAAATCCTATGATGGCCGTACCCTGATCGATAACCTGAGTTTCTCGCTGCCGAAAGGGGCGATTGTCGGGATTATCGGGCCGAACGGTGCGGGTAAATCCACCCTGTTCCGTATGATCAGCGGCAAAGAACAGCCGGATTCCGGTACTATCACTCTCGGTGATACCGTAACTATCGCGTCTGTTGATCAATTCCGTGATGCCATGGATGATAAGAAAACCGTCTGGGAAGAAGTGTCCGGCGGGCAGGATATCATGCGTATCGGTACCACTGAGATCCCGAGCCGTGCTTATGTCGGACGTTTTAACTTCAAAGGCGTTGACCAGGGCAAACGTGTCGGCGAGTTATCCGGTGGTGAGCGCGGCCGTCTGCATCTGGCCAAACTGCTGCAGGTCGGCGGCAACATGCTGCTGCTCGATGAACCGACCAACGACCTGGATATCGAAACCCTGCGCGCACTGGAAAACGCCCTGCTGGAATTCCCGGGCTGCGCTATGGTCATTTCCCATGACCGCTGGTTCCTTGACCGTATCGCCACCCATATCATCGACTATCAGGATGAGGGGAAAGTGGAGTTCTTCGAAGGTAACTTCAGTGAATATGAAGATTACAAGAAACGGACTCTCGGCGAGGCCGCACTGGAGCCGCACCGCATCAAGTACAAACGTATGACCAAATAG